TGATCGTCTTGAGTCCCATCTCCACATCCGCCCGGTTCTGCTGGGCCTCCCGGCCAGCATCAACCGTGATCCGCCTCGGGGTCACACATGAAATCTTCCACCAGCCCGGCACTGCTTCCAGCTCACCACGGTCGATGGCATCCCCGATCACGTAGAACCACACCGGTTTGATGAAGCGCTGGATGAGGATCATCTGCCGGTAGGAGAAACGACGGTCGGCCTTCGCCACCACCATGCGCACACCGGCGCCACCGATCTTCGACGAATCCGCCGCGAATTCGTACGGCAGGATGCCCAGGGCAGAGTCCCTCCGCAAATGTTCCAGAAACCCGGTGAAGGTCGGGCTTGGCCGTTTCGGCTCAAAGGATTCAATCGACTCGTGGGGTTTGAGTGCCACCAATTTTCCACCGGTGATTTGCTGCAAAGTCGTCGGGTCGCTTTGACCTGGTTCATCAGGTTGCTCGCCAGTGATGGCAAAGTCCGAATCATCATCCAAATCCCCGGACTCAGTCTTGAGCACGCGCGTCACATCACAATTGTCCTTCACCGCATGTTTCTCCAGCGCAAGCAGCTCCATCTCGTCGAGGATGTGATTGATGGAGTGCTGAATCGTTGGTGCATTGCGAATGCTGGTCACCTGCTCAGGTTCGAAAACATGGAGCACGCTCGCGGCTGGAAGTTCACGCTGCCCCCCTTGATCCTCAAGCACCCGGTAGGCGACCGGAGCACCCCAGGCGTCCAGCCGGATGCCGTGACAGGTGTCGCCGAATCCAGCCCCATCGCCGATCCGGTGGGCCTCGATCAATTGCAATGCCGCGATGCCGATGCGGCTGCGGGTCAGGTGGATAAAGTACTCCCCATCCACGTCCATCCCGCGGCAGACCAAGGACTGGACCTCCTCAAAACTGAACCGCCCCGTGATTTCACAGCGGGCCGACCAGGCTCGAAAACAGGCTTCTGCTTGCCGGTTCCAGTTTGCATCCTCGGACTGCGCCTGCGGGCGGATGCCGTCCCCCGTGGAGTAGATCGTCATGTTGGTGACCATCTCCCGCACAAACCCGGAGTTCCGGGCGAGGTAACGCGAGCGGCGGATCAACTCCCGGTGGACGTGCGGCGTGAGATCCAGCTTCGCATCACGAGGACTGGCACCGGGGATTGAACCACGCCGTGGCGAGGCGTTTGCCGACTCGTAGATCGAGGAGAAGGCCTTCGGAAGGAGCGGGCGTGGCAGCCAGGACACCACCCGTTGCAGGAGTGGATTCATAGACCGATGGAACCGATGCTGGAACGGATCAAGCGGCGACGGCGGCCGCCATAGGTTGCAGGGTCGAGCTTGCGAAGCGCATAAAGACACTCCTCCAAGGTCTCCTTCACCGTCATCGGAAACTGCTTGGTGGCACTAGACCCGCTCTCGCTCCAGCTCATGAGGGTCTTGCCCTCGATCAGCATCTGTTTCGCCTTCGTTTGGATTTGGAGGATTTCTGCGACCGTGAAGCCGATGGAGAACAAGCCTTGCGCCATGCCTGGCGCCGGCTGTCAACGGGTGCGCGGATCTTTGAGGTCCCGTTTGATCTCATCCACGGTCGTCCGGATGTAGTTCACATCTGTCCTCACCACGTCAGAAGTGCGTTCCAGCAACTGGATCTTCACGTCATGCGACTCCAGTCGCTGACGGTCCTCGTTGCGCAACAATTCCAGGTGACGCAGCGTGCTGGTATGAACGCCCCACGCGGTCGCCCCGGCGATGACCAGGGACAAAATTTGCACGATATGCCCCAGGCTGATGGTGGAATCAAAGCGCGGTTGGGTCATAAGCCGGTCAGTTTAAGAATGGACGCAGGATGAACGAACCCAAGGGTGTGGAGCGATCCCCTGCCCTTCACGTAGCTCAATCGCGTCGTGATCCAGTCTCCCTCGCGGTCTTTCTCCGGTGAGGTCTGGTCCAGGGAGGTGTTGGCCTCGATGGTGGCCATGCTCACTCCGCGCACTGCTGTGACCAGTCCCGCATGACCGTTGCTGCCGGATCCATGCTGGGCGAGCCAGACAGCCCCGGAGGCCGGGAGCGGAACGAGCAGCCCAAGCTTCTTGAAGTTGCGGGCGCTGGTGACGCAATGAGGCGTCATGGTATCCTGCCAACGTTTGCATTGGTCTGGAGACGCCCCTACCGAGCGCAGCGCGGCCAGCACCATGCCCTCGCAGAAAGCCGCACAATACGCCCAGCCTTCCGTCCACGGAGAGGGCCGCATCAAGGTTCTCAATTCTTCGGCGAGTGCCCTGTCCGGCGCAGGCGTGGCCGGATTATCCCAGTCTGCATTGGGCCGGACTTCGCGCAGGCCCAAAAACTGACTGGCGTGCCGGATGATGGCCGTGGCAAGCTGCTCCGCGCTCATGCCTTCCTCCAGTTGATGCGCAGACGGCCGTATGCCGCGGTGGCCAGGCCGGTGAACTGCACCAGGTCGTCCCAATGCCCCTGGATCCAGCTGACCATGTCCTTCACTTCATCCGTGGGAACATGCCAGCCAAACAGATTGCCAAGCGCGCCAGCGGCGGACAGGAGGATGCCGACATAGGTGAGACGGCCTTGCAGGGATTGCTTCGTGTTCATGGGAATGGGCAGGTTGGTTTCAGGATCCAGTGCCCGCTTTGCCTTGAGCCGACGACGACGCAGGAGGAGGTCTTCAAGGCTCGAAGGCATGGGGCGGGCGGTTCGCCTCTGCGGGCGGTGTCAATTGGCGGGCGTCGTAATCCGCAGTGCCTCGTTGGCCGCGTCCAACTCCGCCGCCCTGGTCTGAGCGCCGATCTCGGACTGCTGGACAGCCGCATCCTTGGCGAGATTATCCTTCGCCAAACCCGTGGCGGAATTGGCCACGTCCACCACACCACCCACCGTGATCGCGTGCCGGGCCGTTTTGAGACCATCTGCCAGGGCTGAGCGAACGGTCGCAGACCATATTTGGTTGACCCGGCTGTGGTTCACCCCCGTCATCACCACCGATACCGCACCATCGTTGACCGCCAGAGTGTCCGCGTCGGCATACGTTTTGAACAAGCCGGTGGAGAGCGGGATGCTGGTGCCGCAGGAGACCAGATAAACGACAGGCAAAAGCAGAGGCAACTTCATGTCCCTGCGGACACGTCAACCTCAGCGTCGTCGCCATCCGGCTCGCTCACGGATTCCCGGCCCACCAATTTGAGCATCACCGCCGCGGCCACCTGCATGGCCTCGCAGTCCCAGTAGTGGTTTGGGCGCTTGCCGATCTGTTCCCACAACCACTTCCCTCCTTTGCGGACCCTGTGCTCGCTTTCCATCTGCCCCAGGTAGTCATCCCCGGCGTCTTCCGCGATTTCCCAGGCAGGACCCCGCTCCGGGTCCTGATTGCGCCGCAGCCGCGCGAGCATGTCCTTGATGTTGAGATTGGACCAGTAGAACACCGAACAACTCTGCGCCCGCGTCAGCACCACCTTGCGCCGGGGCGAGTAAAACCGGTGGACAGACTTGCCCTCCTTGGAGCGATGAACATACGTCGGGCGACGGTCACCCATCAGCGCCACCCAGCCGTGCCTGGCACATTCCCGATACACGTCATAAGTGGCGTGCCCGGCATCGACGAAGACAAGGTTCGAATGAATGGCGAACCGCTCCTGCAGGTTGATCACCTCGTCCCAGCTTGCCAGCTTTTCACGCCATAGCAGCCTTGATGAACCCTCCAGCGACCAACTGCGCACCACGGCATAAAAATGGTCCATCTGACAGTCCACAGTCAGAAACCTCAGTGGCGCGGCCACCTGCTCCGGATCAAACGGAGGGGTGAGGAATTTGCCCTGGCGATTGACCGCTGCTTCATCGTCCCAGGTTTCACCGAGCCGGTAACCGCTCGGGGTGATGTCCATCTTGAAATCCTCCTGGTAGTCGCGCCAGGGCAAGGCCAGCCGCTTCTGGTAAAACTGCCGCAGCGGCTCCAGATCCCCTTTCCTGGCCGCGGCTTTGGCACGCAGGTAGAGTTCGGCCAACCGGCCCCAACTCATCGCGCAAAGCGCGTTCCAATGGAATCCCACATTTTCCGGGGAAGCGTTCGGGTTGGTTGGCCGATAGCGTCCGCTGGCATTGAGGACACGGCGGGTGCGGTCGCTGTCCTCGAAGGCATGACCGCAGCCTTCACAAGTGAGCGAGGCTGTTTC